TTTCCAAGATTTTGTTAAGATAAATGTTGAGACTTTTCTCAACCCATCGAATAGACAATTGACCAGATGAAGTAATTGCAGTGGCAACCAGCAGATCAAAATAACGAAACCAATTGTTCCCAATAGCACCATATGCGCTGTTAAGAGAAATCTTCTTCGCCATTTGGATGTTGTTGTATCGGGCAATGTCTTTAAGTAGAGACTTTTCCCCAGTGTTTTCATACTCTTGTTGAGCGTCGAGCATAAGTCTTTTATATTTGACACGATCATTATACATGCCCTCCATTAGTTCTGGTAGAAACCCACGTTTGTCTTTGCGAAAGAATGCACCATTAGGAGTCATGCAATATTCTGTATCATTCTTTACCTTACCAGCCAACATCTTATCTACCATACCCTCAACAAGTTCGGCGTCCTTGTTTACTAGTGTCTCAGGTGAGATGTTGTACTGCATGATTAGATGAGGATACAGAGAGTTCAAATCAAAGGACATAACCCATTTGTGCATACCTACCTGTGGGTCTTTCACATAGGCACCTTCAAACTTTTCCACCTTCTTGTGATCTTTCTTCTGAGGAATCACAAGGTTCCTCTCACGCAGATAATTGTAGATAAGGATATCCCAATACCGCACAGTTCCAAGCACATCAGTAAAATTAACCTTTGCCTCATATGCCATCGTCAATGCAAGTTCAATCAGCTTCATCTTGTCTTCAAGGCGGTCAACAATTTCCACATCTTGAATGTTGTATTCGATGAACGACTGATAGTCTTTAGTGTACCACTCACGAAATGTTTCGAAGGGATTACCGTCCTTGCGTTCACCTAGTTCGACAAACGCAATGTGGTCCAGACGATAGGACTCCTGATTGGTGTATGTGAACTTACGATATAGATCAAAGTAATCCAGTGCAGCGATGCCATCTAGAGTATAGACTTGATGAGTACGACCCATCTGATACACATCACGGGCAAACACGTTCTTCCACGGAGACAGACGTTTGACTTCTTCCTCATCAAACACATTACGAATACGATTGCAAAGATAGGGAATATCAAAGAACTCTGTATTCCATCCAGTGATAATATCAGGTGTGTGTCGTTCCCAGAATGCTAGGAACTCTTTCAGCAGATGCACTTCACTCTCACATTGCACATAGGTTACATCATCACGGTCTGTGACGAACTCACCGATACCCCAAACAACGATGCGTTTAGTCTGGTGGTTTTTGAGAGTGATAGACAGCATAGGTTCTGCTGCATCTTCTGGTTTAGGGAAACCGTTCTCACACTCCACCTCAATATCGATGGTGACCATGAGCATTTGGTCTAAATCCCAATCGACCTGATTAGGATATTCATCAGCAATCCAGCAATAGGGATATTGTGTGTTACCAAACATAATGTCTTTTTGGTTCTCACGATCAGACACCCACTGTTTGGCTTCTTTGATCGAATCAAAATGGTGTGGTTTTACACTCTGACCATCCAGAGTTTTATAGCCAGTCTCCTCACGGGTATTGACCAGATCGAACAGCGTAGGTTCATACTTAACTCTGCGAGTTGTGCGTTCTCCATTCCTGACCTCACGGACAAGAATAGAGTTACCGTATTGCAATACGTTTGTGTAAAAGTTCATATAAAGACTATATCAGGTTTCAGTAGATTTGTCAAGGGTCCAATTGTCACGATTCATATACATCTTCAATATTTCTTTAGTGATGCTACGATCCTTACCTTTAATCAATGGTTTTGCGGCGGCACCTGAAAGCACTGCTTCAATACCCATCAAGCCGGGAGTAGAATTAACTTCGATAAAATAAGGACTTTCTTTATCCCTATTCTTTGCGGGAATAAAATCAACACCAACAACCTGACCTTGAACTGATTCTGTTGCCCGTAAAGACTCCTGTGCTTCACGTTCTGTCAATTCATGGGATACTGGTTCTGATCCTTGGGAGACGTTACTTCTGAAATCATCTCCAACGACAGGTCTTTTAATTGCACCCAGAATCTCACCAGCTGCAATAATAACACGAACATCATAGTCTGTCTTTATATATTCTTGAAGAAGAACATCGACAAACTCATCTTCCCTATGAAGCAATTGAATAACACTGTGAAGTGCTTTTAGACTCTCAATCCAGATAACACCAACACCCCGTGACCCAACAGCGGTCTTGAGAATCATTGGGAACTTATTACCCAATCTTTCTGCCGCATCCTCAGCACCTTCTGAATGACGAACTAGAACTGTGTTTGGTGTACGAATATCATTTTGCTGAAACACAATCTGGTTGTACCATTTATCATTGCAAATATCATGACATATAACAGGATTAATAAGAGTGTAACCCTGACTCTCCAGATTGAGACAAGCAACTCGCCAAGACAGATTACCTGTCTTAACCGTTGAACCAATACCTCTAGCCATCACCAATGTATTCTCAGGATTTATGCGAAATGGTTTATCATACTCAGCATCATCTTTCATACCGGGCAGTTCTACCTGACCTTTATCATCCACAGGAAAGGAATATACCAATTGGTCCTTGCCTTTGTCTTCCATGTACATTCCAGAAAACTCAGCAAGATACACTTCAATACCCAACTCAGATGCTTTCTTGCGAACCATTGGTCCAGTTTCATTTGGATCAAACGGATCATCATGTGACAGAATCAATAGTTTGTATTTTTCTTCTTTTGCTTCTGTGATGAATGATTTGAACTTTTCCATTAGACTTCTTTTTTCTTACCAATATTATATTTAGTTTCGAGTACCCAATCATTCTTATCTGAATATGACAACACCTTAATTTGACTAAGGGGGGCAACTTCTCCAAGCTCGCTGATGATGTTAACCAATCCCCAATCAAGTAATAGTTTCGCAATCGTATTCCTACGAGAGACATCATTGATTGTCAGGTTTATATTCTTACCATCAAGAGCAAACAACTCCTTGAAGTGTACAATAAAGTACCTACCCTGCTTATGCAGAATATGACATGACTGATATAGTTTTTTTTCTTTACGGGAGGCAACCCCAATTCGTGATAGTGTCTCACGAACTTTCAGAAAGTCATCAGGTTCTTTCAACCCAACTTCTAGCATCATCTCCTGTGTCCAATTAATCTCTTCCATTTTTCCCACCTTTATATAATCTTCTTTTTATGGTGGCGAGTTGATCCTCAGACAATACATCAAGAGCGGCCTTGGCCTTTGCATTACTATATCCATAGAACTCTTTAACATACTCTAGATTCTCTAATTTCGTCGCCTTCAACCACGGGGTAAATCTCTTCCTTGGCCTCAGACTATTTATCAAAAAATCATATTGTAGTTTCTTATCTACATTTGGTAGTTGGTTGATCTCATTCACCAACATAACGGTATCAGGAAATGCACCAACACATTTGTTGACAATGAACGGGGGATACTTTCTCTCCCATTCTTCATCATCACCATCCATCAGATGTTCTTTGGTCTGATTGATAGCCTTGAGATATTCCTTTAACTCATACATTACGATTGCACTTGAATACGATTACACTCCTCAACTCATAACACTCACGGGTCACGGGCATGGCCATGTGTGGTAGATGTGCGTCAAATATAACTAAACTGTTACCAACATAAGGAATGAGTTCTCCATCGACAAGAGTACCACCGCCCCACTCAGGTTTCCAATCCATTCGTGGATAGTAGATCATCGTGAAGTCGCCATCGTCAGTATGCAGAACAGGTTCAATTCCATGCGTGTGTGCATTTAAATAGATGCGTTCATAACCTGTAATATTAAAGTTCTTTTTAAATTCATACTTGAACATCGCAGCCGTCCAGATAGGCATCACCCACTCAAAACCATTTGTAATTATTTGTTGTCCACTTTTTCCACAAAGACGATGCCAATGAGTGCTGGGATGTGCATCTTTTCCCTTACCCCTAGAGTGATACTCATATCTCCAATGAACCTTTCTAATTTCTGAAGCAATCAATTCTGCAACATGGTCTTCTACCACACCATCATGTAACATTATCATTATTTTTCTCCTTCCATATTCTTTGCTCGTCTGAGTTTGCATAAACAAGATCAGCAAGATCGTTTCTTAGAGGGACATTTTCAATTTCTTTAATTCCCGACCTTCTGTCTTTAGGAAGCATACAAAATTCATAAACAAGAGTTTCTGACCACACACCAATCAGGTCTTTGATTTTATCTCGTTCTTCTAAAGAAACCATCTTGGGTTTAAATATAGCAGTTCCATAGATTGAATGAAACAAACCAGCTTTGCAAAGGTCATCAGAACAACCTCTTTCAGACAACAGTATACTAACCGCAACTAAATGATGTAAAAGACTTCTAGAACCACCACTATGTTTTTGTTTATCGCACCCAATATCTTTTAAGTAATCTACTAGTGGAATAAACATTTCCCTGTATTCATCATCGGTCATTTGAACTTTGCCCCACCCATAATCTCAGTGAGACAAGCCATCATGTTGATTTCCAGATCAGCAACAAACGCTGCTTTAAACTGATATTCACCAAGTGCCACAACCACATGAGGAATGCTGCTAGGGTCAACATACTCATATAGGTTATCGTAAACATCACGAAACAACTTGTCAGAATCATTATCCAGACTATCGACAACCCATTTACGAACATTGGTGAACTCCTTGTTTTTCATCATACCCATCAGGTCTTTGATGTTCTTATCACCAAGGTTAACCAGAATACCAGCGTCAATCTCACCAGCCACAGAATAGCGTTGTAGTTCATTCAGAACTTTACGCCAGTCTGGAAAGTGAGTATTTATAAGTTCTGCAACAACCTTCTCGTTGAACTTGATTTCATTCTCGTTGAGTATTTGAATAGACCGATTGAAGAATTGAGTTGCAAGTTTATTCTTCTCTGATTTAGGAATCACAAAGTCAATCGCACTACAACGAGATTGTAGTGCAGGAATAATACGGTTCTTGTAATTACATGTCAGAATAAATCCACAGTTCTTATGAAACTCTTCAATGAAACCACGAAGAGCTGGTTGTGTAGACTGCGGATTTAGATAGTCTGCCTCATCAAGAATGAGATACTTCTTGCCACCCTCAAGCGACACAGTGGACGCAAAGTTCTTTATCTTGGTTCTGAGAACATCAATACCTGACTCCTCAGAACCGTTGATAAACATATAGGTAGCACCAATCTGATCCAGCATGGCACGGGCGGCAGTAGTCTTACCAACGCCCGGACCACCTGAGAGAATCAGATTGGGTAGTGTTTCCTTGTCAACAAAGGATTGCAAAGAGGTTTTTAGAGTCTTAGGGAGTACGCATGACTCTATGTCCCGTGGTCGATATTCTTCGACCCACAAAAATTGTTCCATAATATAAATTCCTCAAGTTAGCCATTGTACGAAGATTCGGGTTCCAGTGCAATCCAATACTGCACACCAAGTTTAGTGTTAGTAAAATGACTAATCTTTTTAGAGGAGACTTCAACATCGTATGCGCCAGGCATAACTTTTAGATTCTCAACCTTGAACCAGAACTTGTACTCTGCATCTACATCACCAACATCTAGAGATGTTTCGTATGCATTTGCAGTACTGTTCTTCTTGTCAGTCACCATCAACTTACCACCAGCAAGTGCCATATCGGGAACACCGATAACAGCAGCAGCCTTGGTGATTTCGTTGAGTGTGTCACTCGACAGATTGAACGTCAATTCAGTCGAGGGCATCGAAATCTCTTTAGATGGAGTCGTCACCACGGATGGATCAGAGAACCAATACTTGAGAGACTTCGATGTTCCCTCTTCTGTAATAATAACAAAGTCATTACCAAACTCTAAATCGGGTTTACCGAATAGAGAGAGTGCCGATAGGAACTCATTCAAGTCATAGATTGCAAAGTCACTAGGGAATTCCTCAGTGACATCAGCCTTTGCTACGATGTTCTTCATTGCCGACATGGTGGAAAGACTAGACCCCGCCTTCACCATTAGATTGGCATTGATCGTAGAGAAGTTTTTCAATACGGAGATAGTTTCAGTTGTTAGTTTCATTATTTTTCACCTTCTAGTTCATTAATGTATAGAGCAATAATACCATAGTGAATTACTTTTAGCAAGTCACTTCTGTTCTTTCCACCCTTTTTTCCATATCGTTGTGCGTATTTCATGATGTTACCGATACAGAAACCTTCACCATGTCCACCGTCAATAATGAACTCTGTAGCTTGAAACTTGTTCTTGCTATAGTGTTCATCATATGTCGAGTCGATATACTTTTGAAGTTCAGCAAGTGCCGTGCCTTCATTATATTTGTAATTAACTTTCGCCATCCTTAACCTTCATTTCATCAATAATATCTTCATAATATTTCGTAAGTGAACTGTGAGCAGCTCTAAAGTCTAGAAAACTAAACCATCCAGTTGCAATTGTTTTACTTTGGGTTGGTGATACTACACCTCTATGTGTGTGGGTGAAATCGGTTGGCCAGATAGCAGTCAAACCCTTTTTAGGTTTTATCTGTCTACCTTGATACAACCATTGAGTTTCACCACCATCTTCGACATCATTGAGGTATGTCATAAAAACAAGAGCTCTCTGATGTGTTTGATGACTAGCACGTTCACAATGCCAAGAGGGAAATCCTTCGCCGGGTTCATAATGTTGAATAAGCCAAGGTTCAGCAAACCCTAGTGGAAACGTAAAAGAATCATACTCTTTCCGATAATTATCAACACACAATCTAAGAAAATCTAGATACTTTAAAATACTAGGATCACTGGAGTTAGGCCAAACGACAACATCAGTTGATTTTTTATCACCACCATCGGATATTCCAGCCTGTTTGTATTCAGAATTATTCTTATAATACTTGAGCATATCATCACATAATGATGCATCTTCCATCTGTATCAATTGAATAAAATCGCTCATTACATATCCACATTAATATTTGCAGAGAAAGTCCTACGTTCACCTTCACCAGAGAATGGCATAACAGCATGACGCAACCAAGCAGGGAATATAATCATAGTTCCAACTTCTGGTTTGACATATTCTTCTGTGATAGGACGAAGCATATTAACATCACGCATACCGTTTACACCCCAACACAAGTAAGTAAATCCATCAACCGCACCACTTGCACCATTGAGTCCTTGAAATCCCGGCGTTACACCAGCAGCAATCATTTCATCAGATGGAAGACCAATAGCTTCAATCTGTGGGGGAACCTTTAGAAAGAGAATGCAGGACAGTCCTGCAAAACTACGAGTGCCATGATCATGCAGAGGATTATAATCACCAGCATAACTATGAACAGTCCACATAGTTTGGACATCAGTTTTTACGTCCCTGTATTGCCCCTCAAACTCAAGATCACCGAGAGTCTGTTTAATATATTCTTTACCAAGTGTATTGAGGATAGTTGCAAATTCCTCACCGGGGCCACCGTCATCATGAGGAAATACCCATTGTCCAGATTTTTCATTCTGATTAATCTGACCAACTAATCCACCCGACAAGTCTTGAGCAGATGGAACAATTACTTCATCAATATGATTATTCAACTCATCAACAACATTGAGCGGAATTTCTGCTCGCATAATATTGACTGCTAGCTTATTACGCATTGCGACAGAAATACCAGTACTAATATTTTTTACCTCTGCATCATCGGATGTTTCTACAAAATCATCATCTATAGATGGAACAACCATTGATTTTGCTTCGGGACTGTTTGGGTCAACGAAACCGGGATCACCTACTTTTCCTGTTGTGAATGATACCATTATTAAATCTCCATTATTAAGTTTGATTATATGATAATACACGAAAGGGGTCTAAAAGTCAAGACCCCTTTCGCTATTATTTCAAAATTATTTGATTGTAATTTTGCGTGGTTTCTTCGCATCTGGAACAATACGCTCAAGAGTAATCTCAAGCATACCATTTTCAAGGGAAGCATCGTTCACTACAATGTCATCTGCAAGAGTGAATTTCCGATTGAACTTACGATATGAGATTCCACGATAAATTTTGGAATCATATTCTTCATTCGTTTCAGAGTCCTCTTTAACTGAACGAACCGTAAGTAAACCTTCTGCTACTTCAATTTCAATATCATCCTTACTAAATCCCGCCAAGGCCATTTCGATGGCATAGGTATAGTCACCCCCTTTACGGATGTTATATGGCGGAAACCCTGTTGATGTTGCATTATTGCGAGCGTATGTATTGAGTTGATCGAAGACCCGATCAAATCCTACAGCATAGGGTGTGAGTTGATTTAGATTATCGAAAATAGATAGTGCTTTGCTTGTAACCATTTTGGTATCTCCTTATAAAGCAAGATTAAACGATGGACCCTTAATGGCATCCATCTATTATATATAGGGATTGAAACACTATATTTCAACCCCCACACATAATTTTTTTAGAAGGCGTTGTATTCTTCAACTACGCTTTCTATCTCATCTTCGCCAGTGATAACACCGGCGTCGATCTTGGTGTAGAGGTCAAGGAATGAAACCTTGGTATCCTCATCAAACCGTGCGACACAGAGCTCGATGGCCTGCATCTTGTCACCAAAAATGGCGAACGCTTTTACAATGTGGTCCAGACGACGGGTGGAGATGACTTCATCAACACCACCATCGTAGAAGGTCTTGCGAATAACGTCAGCCCAAGTCACAAGGTTCTTGGCGAACCCTTCATCCTCAGCACCATACTTCTTCATGGCGAGGTTGATGATCTTAGTTTCAACCGCAACTGAAGCGTAGGGCTGTTCCATCGTGACTGCGAACCGCTCAAGGAACGCTTCGTTGAGGATGTTGGTTCCAATGAACCGCCCATCGTCAGAACCCTTGCCCTTAGTGTTGGCAGTAGCCATGACGTTGAAACCATCCTTGGGCGTGACCCACTTGTTGATCTTCTTGAGGTAAACACCTTTACCCTCAAGGACAGGCTGCAATGCGAGCAACTTGTTAGAACCCAGATCACACTCATCAAGAAGCAACGTGCAACCACGTTCCATCGCTTCGATCACAGGACCGGGAACGAACTTGGTTTCACCGTTCACAAGGCGGAACCCACCGAGCAGATCATCCTCATCAGTTTCGATGGTGATGTTGACACGGATCAGTTCCTTGTTCAGTTTGGCGCAAACCTGTTCGACCATCAGAGTCTTGCCGTTACCCGACAGACCAGTGATGAAGATAGGATAGAACATTCCAGACTTGACAACCTTCTCAATCAGGGAGAAGTTGCCCCACGGAACGAACCCGTCGAACTTGCCGGGAATAAGATTCTGTTTTTCCATATTGGTTGCAATCAGATTTACCATTGACGCTTCTGCATTCGCAGGAGCGGCAGTAATAGGAGCAGCAGGAACACTGCCCTCTACAGGTAATTTATACGCATTGTAACCAACGGAAAAACCTTCACCCTTGAACCAAGTGGGAAACGGAACACCTGCCTTCTCAGCAGCTTCTGCCTTCTGAGACTTGGTAATCACGGCACCTTCACCGAACATTTCGGTAGCAGTGTCAACGAAGAGTTTCTTACGAGGTGAGAGATACATATTCAATCCTTTTCTGTTTTCTCATCTTATATCCTACATTACCATGTGGAGTAGGATTTGTCAATACTATAATTTCACTTTATTCAATAATTCCGTGAAGTGTGACATTTTTATCACGCCACCAACTTCACGAATTTATTGAGGAGCTGACGGGACTCGACCTTGCCCTTCATCGACTTACCAAACGCAGTCTTGAGTTTTGCCTTGGAAGCACCAACCAGATCATCGCTCAAACCTTCGTTCGAGACTTCCATACCCTTGGCAGGCAGGACATACATCTCATCGTAACCCTTCGACTCGATGACGAGATATTTGTTCTTGTTGATGAACTTGACCTGTTCCATGATTGCATCCATACCAAGGTCACGCTGCAGCGAGTAGAGAGCTCGCTTGTCAACCCGACCAGAGCGACCAGAACCCGCAACAAAGAATCCAATCAGGTTCATACCATCAACACGATCCTTGAGGATGCGAAGCAATCCATCAGTAATATCGTATCCATCAACCTCATAATTCTTGAGGGTCTTGGGGTCAGATATTGTCATTGTCCCACGAATACGATCAATAACCGCAGTGTGATCACCAGTGCCCGTATCCAGACGATAATCGTACACACCATCCAAGTTATTTGAAGCACCATCAGTCAGGAAAATCGTGTTGACTTTCTGAACACCAGTGTCACGCTTGAACTTAGGAACAATTTCCATCATCGCAATGATTGCGTCATTGAGAGGAGTACCACCCAAGTTAAGGAAACCGGGAAACGGAACCTTGTCAAAGGCAATCTCACGATCAGCTTCGAAACCGTAGTATGAAGCAATCATCCACAGGATTTCCATCATCTCGATTTCTTCTTTCGCAGACATTTTGCTGGAGAAGAATTCCAGAAGTTTGAAACTGTGTAGAGCGAGGTCACCCGCCTTGAAGTCATCCATCTTCATTTCATAACGATTAGGCCATTCGCCTGTCACGGGATCAATGAACAACTCACGGCAATCGCTGAATGCAAACACTTCAAAAGGAATCTGAGTGCGGCGGCAGAACCAAATCAAGTTGTACAGCTGAGACAGAGTGCCTTTGAGGTTCTCATACATGGAACCGCTCCAATCGACAACCATCACCATACCGTGGTTCGTAGCACCCGGCAGAGTAGTCACTTTCTTGAAGATGTCTTCATTGTATTTGTAAGTGTGTAACCGTCCCATATCGAGCGAACCCGTTTTAGAAACAGCAGCACGAGCATACTGGTCAGCAGCCTTCTTCATCTCAAATTCTTTGACCATGTAACCGACAGTCTTCTTCGACTCGTCCTTCATGGCAGCAATCTCTGATTTCTTGGCATCAACCCAAGACCCGCCCACAGCGTAAGAGGGACGAGACTTCTCTAGGATTTCACCGAACGGCATAATCAGGTCTTCATTGAGAGCAGGAATACGACCATAGGTCCGTTCCGTTGCATTCTTATCAACTAGCTTGTCGATTGCATTGTTCGTATCAGTATCGGTTTCTGCCATCGGCGGTCCACCTCGTCCAGTGGACTCTACACCACCTACTTCAGAACTTTTGCCTTCTTCAGCTTTGGCATCGACATCAACGTCATCGTTGCCATCGTCACCATCACCACCAGCAGGAACATCATTTCCATCTTCTTCACCTTTATCATCGGCAGGGGTATCACCCTCACCAGTTTCTTCTTCACCATCGTCACCAGCAGGACCATTGCCCTCACCAGTTTCGCCTTCTTCACCTTCACCCGACTCACCGTTGGGGTCAGCCATGGTTTTCTCATCGTCAGACTCTTCTTCTGGAGCATTCTCTGCCATCCAAGCGTAGAGCTCTTCAGAGAGGTTCAGAACATCTTCTGGAGTCTTGGTTTCTGCAACCCGCTTGACCCAGACTTTTTCTTCATCAGTGAACTCAACCTTCTGCTTCTTGAAGAACAGATTGATACGGTCAATCAGGTTCAACTCAGAAACATCCTTATCAGCAATACCGAAGAAATCCTTGGCAGTCAGGTCACGATATCCACGATTGAAAACTGCAACAGAGCCGGGATACCGATCCTGCACCATCCGTTCGATACGGGCGTCTTCAACGATATTCACAAACGAGTGATTGATCTTGCGAACCTGTGCCTTCTCAAGCATGTCGAGAGGCGTCCAGAGTGCGTGAGCAATCTCATGGCAAACCATCAGGTCATAGATATCTTTGGTCATCTCCTCATCCTTCCAGATAGGCAGACCAAGTTCACGGGATTTCGCATTGAAGTATGCGGTATCCATCTTCTTGTGAACCACGAAGATATCCTCTTCAGCGAGGAGTTTTGCGAGTGTCGATTTATTTTTCATCATGTCTTACAGTACCATGTGGAAAGGGTTTTGTCAATAGTTAATTTCAATCTTCAAGAAGAAAATCATGATACGCACCTACAGCAGCGGAGCGAGTCAAACCCAACTTCATCAGTCGGTCCATGCACCGTTCAATAGCAGGAGCAGGATGAAGGAAGTTTTCATAATCTTCCATATAATCCTCAAAGATTTCTTTTTTGGTTTCCATAGTCATTTCCTTATTTCTTATCATACCTTACAGTACCATACTGGGTAGGATAAGTCCAGAGAATAATGACCCCTAATGTCGTTTTATCTGATATTTAGGGAAGGTGTGACATTTTTGCAACTACTATCACGCCGTTTTGGTCAGAATCGATTTCTTTCTCATCTTTGACGCTCTACGTTTTGCCATGTTCAACTTTAGTCTACTGACCCGTTGAGTAAAGTTCGTGCCTTCCATGTGGTCATACTCATGTTGAAAGATTCGTGCTTCGAGTCCATGCATCTGTACCTGTACCAGTTCACCATCTACATCGTTATATACGCACCGAATACCCTCTGAGCGTTCCACCTTCAACCACAGACCGGGCCACGTCAGACAACCCTCATCCATAATGATCTTTTCCTCACCGTACTCTGTAATCAGGGGATCGAAACAGCTGATCATTTCTTTCTTCTTCACATCCGAATACATGATGAAGGCACGTTCCTTAATACCAACCTGATTCGCAGACAAACCGATACCCTGATAATGTATCATGGCCCTATGCAATTCACCCTGTAGTTCCTTGCGGTCTAAACCAATAGAGCAGGACTCTAATGGGTTCTTTAAAATTGGGTCTGTTACAGGAACCAACCCTAATACTGGTATTGGTCTTATTGAATGATTACCGTCCATAAAATTTAGTCTCCCTAGTTCTATTTTCGAAAAGATACCATGCACAATTGTCCTTGCCTGTCATATTTCCGAACCACTTAATTCTTCCCACACTCACTATTTTACTACACATCTTCATATAGGGAACACTCTGTTTAGTATGCATCCAATCTGCATCAAATAACAACCAAGTTTTAATTTTTGGAACAAAGTATTCAATCATGGGATGCAAGATTTTCCTGTCCCATGGCGGATTTGTAATTACATAATCTGATTCAACAAGTTCATCAAATCCTAGTTTATCGTATGGACTCGTATGTATTCCTTTTGCTTGTGGTTCAATGTCACTTGCCCACATACAAGTTCCCTTTGTCTCTAGGTGTTTAATTAACGCACCATCACCAGCACAAGGTTCTGCAAACACAAATCCATCTCGTAAATGCGGCAATAAAGGTTCTACTGCTTCCATCGGTGTAGGATAGAAGTCTCTAGCTTTTCGTTCAAAGTCTGATCTTTTACCCATTTGAAACATGACTGAAGTTTTTTATCTTCTCAAACTTGATTGTACTTCGAAACTTGTCTGCGAGAGCATCTTGTTTGTGACTAATTACGAACACGTTCTCATCACCAAGTGTATTTAGAATCTTTAGGAACTCATCTGTACCTGTCCCATCTAAAGAACTGTCAAAGATTTCATCCAGTATCAACAGGTTAGTGTTCGTACTGTTCTTCATCTTTGCAACCGCTCTCCATGTGAACAACAGTGCAAGGTCAATACGCATTTTCTCACCCTCACTGAATGATGCATAAGAGAACTCATCACGATAACGAGACTTGATAGTTTCCTCAAAGTTTTCATCCAGTGTGAAGTTCACATAGAACTCCATCGACGTAAGATAGGTATTAATGAGCCTGTTCATGATAGGAAGATACTGCTTGATTATCTTGGTCTTGATACCTGTATCCTGTAGCATATTCTTTGCAGCTTCAGCATAGGTTTTGTCTTCACGCAACTTTGACTTTTGCATATCAAATCCAGAAAGAGTTTCTTTCAACTCATTTAACTTACCATGATCACTCTTGTTTACCTTGCAACTCTGCAACTCATTAATTTCTGTTTGCAGTGTCGCATTGAACTTCTCAAGTTGAACCAGCGAACTATTCTCTTTGGCAATCTCAACCCTGTTTATCTGTATGTTCTGATTGACCTCACTGATAGCATTGACTTTGGATTGTGTCTGTTTCAATTCCTCTAGAAGTTCTCCCATTCCAGAATTGAGTTTTTCTGACTTGGAGTTTTCTTTCGCAATCATATCTTCTTTGAACGACTCATCAATATGCTGTTGACAAACGGGGCAGTCTTCATTAGTTTCAAAGAAGTTAATAAGTTTGGTGTGAGCTCTGTGTTTTTCTTTCAGCTGCGATTGAATGTCCTTGAGTTTATTGAACTTCTCTTCAATCTTTGTGGAGTTAGAAATCTTCTCATGCATCTTAGAAGTGTCATCCTCAAGGTCAGTAATTCTAGACCTTTTGTTGAAAATTTCTTCCTCATTGCCAGCAATCAGAAACGTCTTTTCCTTAATCAGTTTTTCTCTGTTCTGTTCTACATCTGCGATATACTTTTCCTGTAGAGCAATCTTCTCTTCAGACAAACTGAACTGGTAGTCCACTTCACGCATGTCATCAGAGATAGTCTTTAACTGCTGTTTGAGAAGCATGTTCATCAGTGAGAAAATCTGAATGTCAAGAATTTCCTCAACAACCTCACGGCGGTGTTTTGATTTCAGTTGCATAAACGGAATAAAGGTAGAACTACCAAGAATAACAACCTGAGTGAAACTACGATAGTTCAACTTTAGGATTTGTTGTTCAAGATACTTCTGGTAGTCACGAGAGTTGGCGTCTTGGTTATACAACTTACCGTTGACATGAATTTCAAACACATTTGGTTTGATACCACGAACAACCTTAACCTTCTTGGTTCCAATACGAAACTCCACCTCTACCAGTGCAGCACTGCCATTGACAGAGTTTAGGAGTTGAGGTTTGTTAATACTACGGAATGGCTTACCAAACAAACCAAAACAAAGAGCGTCCAAAATAGTAGACTTACCGGCACCGTTTTCTCCAATAATTAATGTGGTTGAATTTCTGTCTAACTGTATCTCTGTAAAGTTATTACCAGTTGACAGGAAGTTCTTCCATCTCACAGTCTCAAAATGTATCATACTAAATTTCTAAATCCTGTGCTTCAGTGTAAAGTGACCGCATCGTATTTTTTAATCTGTCCTTACTCAAAGTAACATCCAACTGATCAATGTATTTCTCTAGAAGTGTCATCGTGTCTTCGGTATTCTCCACAATATCATCAGATACATTGTCAGCATCCAACTCAGAGAAGTCTTCGATAATCTTGACCTCAAATGCGTCAGCCTGTAACAACCTATCTGTGAACTTGTCGAACTGATACAAGTCTTTCTTGTTGACCACAATCAGTTTTACATACTTCTCTTTATACTTAAACACATCCTCATTGGTATAGTCGTTAACAGTATCGTCATAGTAAATCTTCTCAAAGAGTGTATGAGGATTTACGATGCGTTCTAGTTCACGCTTCTCTGTATCGAAGATGTGAAACCCTTTCGGATCATCGTAGTCACTCCAAGTCATCTCATATGGAGTGCCGAGATAATATATCTGACCATCATCTGATTTGTGATGAAAGTGACCACTAAAGCATAGGTCAAACCTACGAAACAATTCCTTGTCAAATGCACCTTCAGATTTATGTCCCTTGTGCATTTCGAAACCATTTACTTCTAGGTGACCCATCAGAATTTGAGCTGGAGAGTTTTTCAACGCTGACATTGACTCATCATAATTACCAGCATTAATCCACGGCATAAACTGAATAGGACAATTATCAAACTCCACAACTTGTGGGCCAGTATAGATGTTACACCTATCAGAACCTACCAACTCTTCCATTGAATTGACTTCGTTGGTGTTCTTATAAAAGGTGTCATGATTACCAATGATAAGATGAAGGTCAATACCCAACTCTTGAAAACGACCAATAAACTTTTTACGAAAATCAGATGCAGTTTTGAAGCTGATAAACTTCCTACGGTCAGTAACATCACCCATATGAATACAGGTAGTAATACCTCGTTTCTCTAGGGTAGGAAAGAATACATCATTGTAGAATTTATAGAAAAAGTCATTAATGTTTTGGTTATCGTTTCTAGCACCAAAGTGAGTGTCAGTTATAATAGCAAGCTTCAACGCTCTTCGCCCAGAACCGCTACATCTTCAATATCATCTTCCATAAAATTCTCTAGTCCTTTTTTACTTTTTTTTTCTACCGTCTTTGGTTTATATACATCTTCCATTGGAAGATTGTCCATTGCAAAGGAATTATCAATACTATAACTAGTTGAATCACCCGGCATAGTATCATAGGATTGGTAGTTACTACCCGCTACAATTTTATTTTTAACGTGGGTTTGCTTTTTTTCTTTTTGAATTCTTCGGATGAATGCGTAGTAGATGATTTGGGTAAAGTATGCGAAAGGGTTGTTTGACTTTTCTGGATTGAAGTTCGAAGCATATTGTAAGCAGTTTTCGATGCCATCTGAAATCATATCATCCTTGTATGTGTAGTTAATAAAATTGGGGCGGTAAGACAGATGCGTTGCAATCTTCAAAAAACATTCACCAATGTAGTTTGTTACAGCGGGTTTCCGTCCATCATCGTCTTCTTTTGAAAGATTGCACGCTTCTTTCCACTCAATCATCGCCTGTAGAAAAACTTTATTATCTACATAATGCTCACCTTTTGATTTGGTCATTAGGTATACTCCTTAATCTTTATTCACTATACATCAATACACTTATAAAGTCAAGGAACATTATAACTTAAAATAATCTTTGAAGGAACCTTGACTCCACCAGAAAATAGTGTTACATTAAGCTTGTCCTTGGTTATCAGAACTACATTAATGAATTAATTTACTTTCTGTTTCTAGTTCATCTAAAAGTTCTTCGTAAATTTCTTCATCTTCGAAGTCATCCACAAAAGGTTCATCATCTGTATTATCTAGTTTGTTTAATATACCTTCATAATATACACTTAGGCCGGGGGAGGCGGGTAATATAATAATAACATGTTTAGGATCAAGCTCAAAATGTCTTTGTTCTGTGAAGGGTTGAACCCAACGAGATAGCATTAAAGATTCTGTCATGCCTGTGTGATTAACTCTAGATTGGATATTCATTAACAGGGGTCTTGAAATTTCGTATTTACCATTGTCTTCGGAAAGCTCACAAATGATATTCTCACCACTAATGAGCTTTAAGATTTTATATGTATCTGTGTTCATTTTAGGTTTACCTTACTAATTTCATAGTTGAATTGTTCTGTGTTATAGATATTTATGCGTTCTTGGAAGTGGTTAAGTGTAAAATTACTCTGGTGTCTAAAAGTCAAATCATCTGCAATATCAAATATCAAAACGGAATCTTTATTCTCCCCCTGACGCAATCCTCTACCGATACTCTGGAGCACTCGAATTCTAGACTTAGACGGACTTGCGAGCACGATGTTGTGAATATTGCGAATATTAATACCAGTGCTAAAGGTGCCATAGGATGCAATGGTGATAGAGTTTTTTTCACCCTCCACAACAGATCGTATCCTTTCTCTTTCTGTGGTACTTGTGTTACCATAGATAAAAAATACCTTTCGCAATTTGTCATCAAAGAAACCTTCCTCTTGAGATTTCATGACTTCCTCATAAAGAGGTTTGCCGTGTTTTTCTACCAATTGATATAAACATAATGTATTACCGGGAAGATGCATCAACAGCCCAGCAAGAAATTCGTTTCTAAGTTCATGTTCGCCTAGATATTGTAGTTCCTCTGCATAAGTCATTCTCTCTCGTATATTCTCATGCTTTAAAATAATGCACTTGATTTTAAGGTCAGCAAGAGATTTCTTCTCAATTAACTCCTTTGTGGTAGTAACTTTTTCAACAGGACCGAATAGACCTTCTAAAACAAGTTGGTGCGTCTGCGTCCCGTCTAGGGTGCCTGTAAGACCGAATCTGTACTTACATAGGTGTAACTTGGTCATGATACCAGTTAAAGATTTAGCCTTAAACATATGCGCCTCATCACCAATGACACAACCGAACTGTTCAAAATATTTCTTTGGTAACTTGTAGATAGACTGCCATGTCGATATAACAACGTCCTTCTCAACCTTACTGGAATGTCCCTGATATACCTTCTGACAGTATGTACCAGAGCTCCATCCGTAGTCTTCGAAGTCTGAATACATCTGTTCCACAAGTGAGGTGGTAGGAACTAGTATCAGGGTCTTCAATCCCATCATATGATAATAACGAACTAACGAGTAGATTATGAGTGATTTACCCGAAGCAGTAGGAGAAACAAGAAGAGCACGATTTCTGGCAATACCGTGATGTACCGCATCAATTTGGTAGTCACGCACTTTGAGAGACTTCCCCCCAGATTTTGGTTTAAGTGACCTGATGAAATCTCTAACCACTTGACGAACAATAACCCGCTCATTTTCAACTCCTTCTTCTAATATATATTCAATTTTGTTTTTCTGGCAGAAACCCCTAATATATTGAAGCAATCCAACATATATCTCACCTGTAGCTGGGGAGAAGAGTCGTATCTTTCCATCCCACATTCGACTTCGGTAGGTTGGCATAAATTTAAAACCGGGAACCTCAAAGGTAAAGAACTCTGTCAACTCTTGTCGAGTAGAATCTGTCATATCATCTAGAACTAGATAGACTTCGTTCTTTTTTGATATACGCACAATTAACCCCTCTCAATATATTTCATTTTAATTTCTTTAGGGTTAAAGAAATCCACAATAATTCCAGTTGCAAGACCCTTATCGTAATCCTTACAACTAAAAATATCGATATAACAGTCACCAGTTTTATCTACAAAATGTCCTGTGATATTGCTTGTTTCAATCATTTGACAGAAACTAAACCCTGCAACATCAGGATTGTGTGATGCAAAGTGAGCAATCATCGGATCACCATATGATTTCATACCTATATCTTTTACGATATTTAAAATAAATGAGCGAATATTTTCTTCAGTAAATTTTTCTACTGGACATTCTTCGCAATCAAAAAGTGTATGGTAACCCCAAGTCATCAAATCATACCAGCTTCAAACTTTTTCATAGTAAGGTTTCCACTCTGGAAAAACATCTGTCAACACGGTTCCTCGAAATTTATCACGTTTCGCTACATCAATCATCATCCTGTTATGTAAGCTTTCGTCAAAGGGCATGTCTGTTAAGTAGTTCGCCAGTTTCATAAATGTTTTAATGTGTCGTTCAGTAGCATGTTTATATATTTTTTCTAAATACAATTCTCTAATATCGAGTGGTATTGCTGTTACCGTGTATAAATTAGGTTCTCCAATAACCAAACTGCCAGTTGAAAAATCGTTAAATATATCTGGTTGTTTTTCTATCAGGGCATCAACGCCTTCAGCTATTTCGTGGAGATATCCTATTGTTAAAGAACTCACACAAGTTGCAAACATTATATTAGTTCTGGGCATCTTGGAAAATCTTTCAACATTCTCCATAATCTTTTTCCACTTAGATGGAAATCTAATATAGTTGTTCTTCTCGCCCCAACATTCTATAGATACATTCATTTGACAATTTTTAAAATGAGGAACATAATCAAACACATCTCCATGTTTACCCATCTTTGGAGTCAGCGTAGCATTAGTAGTTATAACAAGTCCCATCTGTTTAGACACGCCCATCTCTATCGTTTTATCCATCATCTCATAGTTTTGTGGTAGAGCAAGTGTCTCTCCCCCAACTAGTTTTAACTCTATAAGATTTTTAAGAATAGGTTCATATTTCGACATATCGTCTTTAATACTTATATGAGTTTCTTGTTGCCATTCATTGGGAATATGCTCACCTATAGCTTTATTCTCTTTAGCATATGTTGAAGATTGTTGGGATGAACACATGTTGCATTTCAAATTACAAAAATTATTAGGAGCGTTATATTCAAATGTCAAATACATAGAATCGCTTTGGTCTGTATCAATGTAATCCTCAAGAGCCTCTAAGTGTTCTCTATACATTCCATGTTCTTCATCAAACTTATCTAGATACATCAATCGATGACTTTCTGTGGGGGAATGTTTCTCCTGTTCCTTACAGACAAGGCATAATCTATCAGAGATTGGACCACCACCATTTAGAAATTCTTTACGAAAGTCCTTCATAAAATCTGAATTATGAACTTCCATAATAGAGGTCTGTCCCGTATCACCCAGAAAATCATCGCCTGGCCAACCTTGTAACACACAACAAGATTGTGGAACAAGATTATTATTCATCAACGTATTCATAAATGGTTGAGGACAGAACCACTCCAAGTCTTTTAATTTACTCATATCATCCCAGCTTCAAACTTCTTCCAATCAGTAGCGTTGCGAATATCCCAACCACGATTGTCGATGGACTTAATCACACCCTTGCAGTAGTCTACGCATGAATCGTAGTACCCAATTTTATTTGAAATTCTAAGAATGTCCTCGTCGGACTGAATGTACATTGTAAGGTCTGTCTTCATGACCCTAATGTCAAATGGTTTTGCAGCATACACTTTTGCATCTGCCTTACCACCATAGTATTCCCACTTCTGTCGATATAGAAGTTGGTGGTCAGTTTTAGCTTTAACCAAAAGCAGTTCAAAGTCTGCCTTGAAGTCCAACCACTTCTGTTTGATCAATTGATTTTTGAAAGATTCCTGATCAATGTGTTCTAGATCAGATACGGGAAGGTCTTCCCTTGCAGTTCGTTTTAGTGTCTCTAAATCCATGTTTACCTCATAATAAAAAAATGAGCAGTTTGGTTTCTCTCTGTGATATATTGACCCTGATGAGTTCGAACGAGTTGTCACCAGTAATTAAGTCTAAGATTTGATAATTGTTAAAGCTTACCAAATCTGCTCACTCTTATTTAGACACCCTCAAATTTATAGATTTGATATTTGAAAGTAACATCGGCAGTCATATATTCGACATCTGTTGCACCTTGCGTGTAATCTAATCCGCTGAGTGAAATAGGAAATACATTTTGAAAGTTAACATTTAGAATTGGGTTATTCTTATTCGATAAAATCATAAGAAATGCATCTGAGTACATTGCTTTATCAGGAGTTATATTTCTAATAAGGTCAACAGGTGGTGTTGAACCACCAGCTGGTGTGTTTGAGGTCACATCTCTATGCGCTCTAAACTCAGCTCTGTCGGATGGAAATCCATAACCAGTAAGCCAGTTGTGTAGTGATTGATAATTTTCCAGATACTCATCAACGATAAATGTGATAGTAAGGTCCGCATAAGTGAGTTTATCACCCATGATTGGAATGTTGTTGAATGGGTTTGCAAAATCTACTGATGCGCCGCCGATGCCGGGTAGGTTTGCATTGATCGTAAAGAACTCTACCTTTGGTAATTGTTTGATGCCAAAACGGAACTGAGTTGGACTTGCATAGTCTAACTGGTCCGGTTGTCTTGCGAGGGGTGATTGTGCAGTTGCCATGTATCTATTTATAACAAAAAAAAGGGGGAGCAAGATGCTCCCCCAAGTTTAGTAGTTTCCTTATCTTACATAAGGTTAGTAACTTTAACCCGACGATACCAAGCATTGGTGTTCGCATCCAGTGAAGCATCGGTATTAACCGTGTCACCAGCAGCAACCGCACCCGCACCAGCGAATGGGTTAGCAGCAAGACCATAACGGGTCTTGAAACCAATCTTAGGCTGGAAGGAATTCTCACCAACCGCACGGACCATCTGTAGTGGAACGTATGGGCAGTAGAAGAAACCAGCATCATAAGGTGATGTGCCCTTGTAACCACAAACATAATACTGACTAGCAGCAACATTTGCAGAATAGGGATCAACATATACCTTGAAACGACCATTCATTGTACCAGCGAAGGTAGAAGATGTGTCGTCAACGGCGAGGTTGTTGTTCAGAGCAGGTGTGTAATCAAGAACACCGGCCATCTGAAGAGCAGAAGCAACGTCAGCTGAAACGATCAGCATGTTACCCTTGCCACGACGGGTCTGTTGACCAATCGCATTGGCGTCACGTTCGATCTGGAACATTAGACCCTTGAACTTCTCAACTGACCAACGACCATTTGAGTCGGTGTCCAGATCAAAAGTACCAGCAGCAGTTGTATTAACCTGAGCACCCGCAACGGCTGTAACATACAGCGAACGAATGACTTCACGGTTGATTTCAGCAAGGATTTCTGTAGAAAGAATGTTGCTGAGTTCTGTCTCGGCGTCAAGACCATGAATTGCCTTCAAGTCCTGTGCAAGTTCCATCGTGTACTCAGCTTTGAGCGCACGGGAAACGGCAGTAACCGTTGACTTCTCAATCGAGAATGCCATTTCAGCGAAAGCGTTCGTGCCGCTATCACCAAGTGCTTCAGCCTGACTGCGTGTCATACCTGTTGCGGAAGTATATGTTCCTGGCGAGGAATCATTAAGAACAGCAGGGTTAGTCTCTGTTGCACCAACGTCGCCACCACCGATTGTACCGGCAGCATTCTGGTTTGAGATGTCTGGGAAAGCTTCGTCAACGAGAGCTTCTGCACCATCCTGTGAAGCAAGTGTTGAACGCATAGCAAAGATCAGACCCGTTGGACCTGTCATTGGCTGCACACCACAAACGTCATAAGCGATTAGGTTAGGCATTGCACGACGAACTAGTGAGATCAAAATTGGATCCCATGTGTCCATCTGTCCACCACCCATGCTGTTGGTTGGTGCTGTTTCCGAAAGAAAACCACGGTCTTCCTTCATTGCTTTTTCTTGGTTCTCTAGGATGAGAGTAGTAACTGCCCGCTTATAAGAATCCTCAATCTTTGGTAGATCGGGGTGTTCTAGGACTGGCTGCCACTTTTCTTGTAGATGTTCTGTCTGAAACATTTGTTTCTCCTTTATTAATTACATCTGTTTATAATATTATTGGGCACGCTCTTTGTTACGACTGATTGCCGACATGTAAGCGCTCATAGCTTCAGTCGTATCAATGTCCTGTGCGGTGCCACCATCTTCATCATCAAAAGTTTGTTCAACAATCGTCTTAGGGAAATAACTTTCCTTCAAGGTGTTGAGTTTTGCTTTGAAGGACTCTTCGTCAACAAAGTCAACATCTTCAGTAAGAGACTTGAACTTTTCAATTTCGGTATCGGTCAACTCTTCGCAAGCTTCAGAGATAACCTGTTCCCGAACCAGTTGGGACTTAACAGATGTAAGGGAGATATTCTGCTCCATGACACTGTTAACCTTCTCTTCCAGTTCAGCAATTTTGTCAGATTGTGCTTCGAGAAGGTCATATTTCTCATCAGGCACATCAATATAGTGATCTTCAAACAACTGTTTCAGTCCAGAGATAAAGTCTTCTGCAATCTCACCCTTTAGGCCACGTTCGATTGCCAACTCGTTCTCTTTAGTCCATGTCTCTACAACGTAGTTGAGATAAGTATCTACTTTTTCTGTAAGAGCATCAACAGACTCTTCCAGTTTTACTTCAAACTCGGAAGTCATATCTTCGTGAATACGAGAGATTTCCTCACGGGTTTTTGATTTAACAGCAGCTTCAAAGATTGTCGCTGCCTTGTCCTTGAACTCTTCGGAGAGGTCTTCACCTTCTACGAGGGCGTCAACGTCTTCCTT